ATTCGTACACACGAGTACAACTATCTAGTACTAACAACACAGGTATTGGGACAACTCAATGACCAAGCTATCGAGAAAGGATACAATCGTTCCTTACTACGTGGTGTGTTTCAAGATAATCATAAAGACGGACAACTTCCTGATGAGGAAATGACTGACATGATTATCATGGAAGGTATACCTATCACTTGTCAGTTAGCTATGCCACACTATCACAAGCAAGGTAAACTAACAATGCCTCATGTTCGTGCTAACTTCCGTGTACCAATGATATCAATGGCTGATTGGTTAACCAATGACACCATTGATATGAACAAAGTAGAAGTTAAGTGGTCTATTGTTACTATCGACATTGACGGTAACACATGGGAGAACTTACCTACTATCAGACCATATGCATGGTTAGACATACCATTGACAGATGGGTATGAGAGAGATATATATGAAAAAGCAGAGAAAGAATTTGCTGACACAAGTGACGCTACTATCGAACAGGTAGAAGAATATCTTGCAGATGCAGAGAAAACATTCTTCACCCGAATGGCTGAAGAAGAATAAAGAATGGAGATAAAAATGGATAAATGTTGGGAAACATTCAATGAAGTAATAGGTAACTCAGATAGAGTTTTACTCTATGGAGTTCCAGGCACAGGTAAAACATACCAAGCTGTAACGACTAACGTGCCTAGTAACAAGGAAGTATACAGCACTACCTTAACAGTAGATAGTTCTGCCTCAGAACTAATCGGACATTACATACCTAACGAGAAAGGTACGTTCGATTGGAATGACGGGGTAGGTATCAAAGCATGGAGAGAAGGTACAAGACTTGTACTCAATGAGATAGACCACGCAGGACCTGATGTCACATCAGTACTGCATGCTATCTTAGATGATGCAGACATTGCACGATTCACTCTACCAAATACTAGCAAGGAATTAGTTAAACCTAAGACAGGTTTCAATGTGATTGCCACTATGAATGGTGTGCCATCAGACTTGCCTGAAGCATTAGCAGATAGGTTTGCAGTAAAGATTGATATTAATTCTGTTCACCCTAGTGCTATCTCAATACTACCTGAAGAGTATCAAGGTGCTTTTCAGAGAGAGGTAGGTAGTACATCAATGCCTATGTCAATACGTGCATGGAAAGCATTTGCTGAACTCGTAGGTAAGGGTGTTAGCATTGATACTGCTGCACGTGTGTGCTTTGAAACAAATGCTGATGATGTAATAGATAGCCTAGAGTTACAAAATGTTTAGGTTAAAAAGTAAAAGCAAAAAGAATAGCACTGGTCCACTGCTTTCTTTAGCTCTTAAAGATAAAGAATGGGTAGCAGAGAAATCTGCTACTTCTTCTGTTGACCATAAATCTAAAGTAATCAAAACACCTATTGTTAGAGATTACGGTAAAGGATTAGGTTACAGGATACATAAGTTAGTAGCAGTTGTTGACGCTAAGTATGGTAGTCCACGTAAGTTTGTGAACGTAAAGCACATGCTTACAGAGATTAAGATAGCAGAACGTATGGCTACGTATTGGTATGTAATTAAGAAAGCATCTAAGTATATTGATGGTAGTTGGGAAAATGAAAGACAAACCTACAAAAACAGTTTGTTAGTTAATTCAGCCGACTATAACACAGAAGAATTTCTTAGTGATTTTGTGGCTAAGAATATTGTTAATGGTTTTATTAACAATAATTTAGACCTTGCAAACATTGCATACAATATATCTAAGTATCCTGGTGGTCTTGAATTTATTATACTGCGTTGTCCAAGTTATGGAATAAGAGGTAAGATGTTCAACGTATTAAAGAATGAATATGGCAAGACAGAAGAGAATGCTCAGATGGACTGTAACTTTATAGTAGATACGTTTGTTCAGTTTCAAGACATAATTGAATATGCTTATCAAAATATAATGGGAACACGTAAAGATAGTACGTTAGTAAGTAACAAAACTATCAAGACTAATGCTCAGTACATGTATGATAAATTCAAATTGATTGAACAAGTAGGTAAGCTACCTTCAGTAGAACTTGCTGATTTAAATATCGAAGTTGATGGTAAGGGTGTACTTACAGGTGATGATATGGAAGAACTACAATATCATACTAAAGAAGGATTAAATAGAAAGTCAAACGATACTGCTAAGTGGGCGAAGATGGATATAATTAAACCTAAATTAGTAGAAAGACTTCCTGTTAAATTACAGAGTACAGCTAGAAAGAAATCAGATAGAGGTGTCGCGCCTAAGTCTATGCACAGATATACAACGGACAAAAAGATATTTAGCAATAAGACTAAACGTGACGGAGGTACTGTCTTGATTGACGCTAGTGGTTCTATGGATTTCACTGAAGAAGATATCAAAGAACTTGTGTACACATTGCCTGCATCTACTGTTGCTATGTATTGTGGAGATGACCACCATGATATAGATTATACATACTGGAAAGATACAGATGATAAACCATTAGGTCATCTATATATACTTGCAGAGAATGGTAGGTATGTAGGAGATATACCTGACCACCCTGTACAAAACTTATGTGATGGACCTGCGTTTGATTGGTTAGGTAAACAACCTGAGCCACGTATCGTAGTTACTGATATGCAGGTATCAGGTATACGTGAAACAAGTAGTGGTTTTACTACTACTGACTTTGGTGACAAGATGGCGCTAGACGCTCTCAAGAAAGTTAAAGAGTATAATCTCATACCAATACCTACCGTAGATAAAGCTAAGGAATGGGTAAAAGCCTACAAGAATAATTAATGTAGGGGTTTATCCGTTCCCCTACTTCGTAATACCCCACGCACACCGCCGTGCGTGGGGTATTTTTTTGGTCTCTATACGCGTGCGTTATATTATTAAACTACAGAAAGTGTCCGAAAGTTATGTTAAGATTATATAAGTGAATAAAGATATAAGCAAACTACTAGAAAGTATTCAGTCTACGACTGGTAAATGGTATGAGAATGTCAATGAAGATATTCGTCATTTCCTAGATGCGATTGAAAGTCTAGTTAAGCAGGGCAAAACCGTTAACGCTAATAGAATAACGGATGTATTGGAAGAGGAATACGGATTAAGTATTACTGCAACTTCGGTGAGAACATGGCTAAAAGAAGTAAAGAAGAAATAACTGAACTACTTGCCGAAGTGACAGACGGTAAGTATGCAGAACTCAAGGCTACCAACGAACGTTTACTTAAACGTATAGATAAGTTAAACGATAAGAACAGCGACTTGATTGAAGCTGTCTACAGTGCAGTCAAGGATGGTATAACTTCCTTAGACTTTCCACCAATCAAAGCACCACCTAAATCTAAAAAGACACAAGGTGAAGAGATATGCGTACCATTGTTATCAGACATACAGTTAGCAAAAACTACGCCTACGTATGACACTGCTACTGCAGAGGAGAGAGTTATACAATACGCGCATAAAATCTCAGAACTAGCCAGGTTGCAACGTCATTCGCACCCTGTAAAGAAAGCTGCAGTGCTATGTCTTGGTGATATCGTAGAGGGTGAACTTATATTCCCTGGACAATCTCACTTGATAGATGCGTCATTGTATCGTCAAGTAACCGTAGATGGTCCTAGGATACTACATAAATTCTTTTCAATACTACTTACGGAGTTTGAAGAAGTAGAAGTTTACTGGGTCATAGGTAATCACGGTGCATTAGGTGGTAGAAGTCGCAGGGATTATAACCCTGAAACTAACGCTGACCGTATGCTAGGTAAGATATTACAAACAATGTTTGCAAATGAACCACGTATAAAATTTATTGTACCTGATGGAGGCAATGAAAAGAACTGGTACTTAGTAGCTAACCTTGGTCGTAAGGCTAAGTTCATGTGCTTTCATGGTGACCAAATACGAGGACACGCAGGTATACCTTGGTATGGATATAACAAAAAGATACTAGGGTGGAAAGCCTTATCAGCAAATGGAATGATGGAAGAGTTTACGCACGCAGTGTGTGGACATTATCACACGCCAACGACTATGTATATTAATGATACGCGTGTGTGGGTCAATGGTAGCACTGAAAGTTATAACACTTTCGCACAAGAACAGTTAGCTAGCATGGGTAGACCATCACAATTCTGTTTGTTTGTTAAGCCCAACAAAGGTGTAACAGCCGAATACTTAGTACAACTAGAGGAGTAAAAAAGATGAGTAGTGTAGCTTGTTATTATTGCGGGAATATACTTCGCATACAAGAAGCAAAACTTACATGCAGTAATGTCTTATGTAAGCTGTTCGGAGAACAACAGCTTACAACAAAAGATGTTACCGTTATAACGGATACAAATATATAATAATAATATTGGAGACAGGAGGTAAAAATGCCAAAGTTTAATCCTAACGACTATGAAATGGTCGAAGATAGATTAAGAAAATTTTGGAAAGAAAATCCAAACGGTCGTGTATGGACCGAAGTAATAACTGTTAGTGAAGACGGTACTATGGTCGTAGTAAAGGCTATGGTCTACACTGACAAAGAAGATACAAACCCAGTTTCAACTGGTATTGCACAAGAGTTAAAAGGTCAAGGTGGCTTTGCTAACGCTGATGCATGGATGGAAAACTGTGAGACTTCTGCTATTGGTAGAGCTTTAGCTAATTGGAAGTATCAAGGTAGTAATAAGAAACGCCCAAGCGCAGAGGAGATGGCTAAGGTCGAAACCTCACAACAAGCTGCGCCTGTAAAATCAAAGGTAGTGTCAGAGGATGTTAAGTCTTCCCCTGTCTCAACGTCCTCTGATAACCCTATCGAGAGTATAAAGGATGCAGGCTTTGGAGATATGACTACAAGTAAACATCCAACAGGTCAACCTGCTATGGACAGTACTGGTTTACTTTGTATCTGTGGTAGAAAAGTTAAATACTTTAAAGCTGCAGAAAAGAATAAAGCAAACAGCCCTGACTTTAGATGTACAGGTATGGGTGACTGTACTGCAGGTGATACAGTAGACGGTAAAGTATTTGCCAAGTCTTGGTGGATGGATAACAAAGCTACCCCTGATAGTTGGAAAGACTATGCAGCAGTAGAGAATGGTATGAAATTACCTGAAGTTAAATCCCTAGATGATGTAGTAGAAGGTGAGATACCTTTCTAATGCAGTCTATTAACATCTTTGTAGACCCTAAGCATTTAAAGAACTGGTCTATCCAACTAGCTAATTGTCTAGGTGGACAAGAGGTATCTAAGGGTGCAATACTAACTAAATTAGATACAAAGAAAGTAGACATACTTATTGAAAAGTTTGTGTCTGATTACAACGATAACTTAAAAGCTATTAACGAAGAAGAATAAGCAGAAGCCGAGGTAGAAAGGATAACACCCTCGGCTTTGCTATTTAATAATTATTTACTAACAGTTGAACTAGAGCTACCACTAACTTGCTTCTTAGCAAATTCTTTGATGACAACTAGAGCTGCACCTGCACCTGACATAGCTGCTAATTGCAATGCACTAGCGTCTACACCTACAAGTGGAGCAACTGTTAAAGCACCAATGAAGGCTTCAACAAATGTCCATGCAGTTTTGTTCAACATATCTTTGAGTTCTTGACTCATATATATCTCCTTAGTTAATTAGTCTACCCTTTAGCATAGCATTAGTTTTTATAACATTCCCGTTTATTTCTTGTAACTTAGCGTATACGCTATCAGCTAGTATCATATGGTCTTTAGCTTTGTTGTCTTCAACAGGTTTATTCTCTAATAGCTTAGTTATAGTAGTGTAGTTTATAGTAACTTTCTTACCTTGTAGTAACTGACTTGCAACTTTTGAATACATTTTTTTATAAGCCGTACCGCTATGTCCGATAAACCCTGACTCATTCATGTCTAGGTCTTGTTGTGTCTCTCCAACGATTAGACATCCTGAGGTATGTTCATCTGTATTACCTGCGTGAATTAATATATAAGTAAAGTTAGGTACGTTTTGTATGTGTAGCATACCGTAATGAGCGTTCTTATAACGTTCAGAGTACTTTGCGTGAAATCCTCCAGTCTTTCTAAACTCTATATCATACTCGCCTTCAGGTATACAAGTCTCATGCATAACTTTTACGGCTTGATACTGGTCTTCTAATGTGTAACATTCAAAGATACCATCAATAAACAACATTCCATTTGTTGCATCTTTTCCAAATTGAGTTCTAATAACATCTAACTGCAATGTTCACTCCCATACTTGTGGTTACATATCTGTACGAATGAACCATCTTCTTCTTGTTGTATAAAACACATACTATTCCTTTCTAAAACTAATGGTCAGCAACCATATAGCTAATGTAATTACTGTAGCTAGTCCTGTCACTTGTTGTGCTGAACCAGTCAATGTAAGTGTAGCAATAACTAAACCAACCAAAGTCCAACTAAGGTTTAATGTTTCTTTAATTGCTGTTACTAACCATGACCATAACTTTTTAATCATTACTTACCAACTTTTTTTTGTGCATTTTTATGTGCTTTACTAAATGATGTACCTCTTTTCATAGAGTTAGTCATATACTGTAAATGTTTTTTAGTATGATGAACAGCATGTTTCTTCATAGTCTGTTGTTGTCTTTTAGTTAGACTTGATACATCTACGCCTTTAATTTTCATTAACTTCTCCTAAATATGAAAGCTGCCATACTAGCTATTCTAGTCAAAATAACTGGCACTACAACCTCTTGTGCTTTTTCTCTTTGGTCTTGTGTCATGTCATCACCTATGTTTGATAGTGTGACATCTTCAAAATCTAAATCAATAAATGTTTCTATAGGGTTCTCTAAAAAAGATTCGTAGTTTACTTCTGTGACAACATCAGCAAGTGTATAGTTCTCTACATCTGCATTCTCTACAGCTCTCTCTACATATTCTTCTACAGCTTCTGCTATAACCTCATCATCTTTAACAGACTCAGCAATAATAGCTACATCCTCTGCTTCTACTTGTAGTACTTCAGCAACAACTTCTACTTGTTCTTCAGTAAGCTCTGCAACATCTGCTATAGCTTCCTCAACAACAGATTGAACTACCTCTTGTACTTCTTCAGTAGCTTGGTCTAAGTTCTGTACACCAATGTCATTAACTTGTTCTAGTACCTCAACAACTTCTTCAACAGTAGCTTCTTCAACAATAATATCTTCTACTATTTCTTCTACTTCAGCTACTTCAACAGCAACTTCTTCCTCAGTAAGCTCTAAGGGTTCTGTTTCTTCCACTCCTGGTATATCTCGTTCTGTTTTCTCCTCAACAATTTCCTGTACTGGCTCAACCAAAACTTCCTCATTAATTTTTTCATCTACAATCTCCTCTTCTATTTCATCTTGTATTGGTATTTCATCCACGTCTTCGGTGACAATATCTTCCAAATCAAATTCAATAATCTCGAACTCAATAGGGAGTTCTTCAAACTCCACAACTTCATCTTTAGATACTTCCTCTTTAGGTGGGTCGAGTACATCAACATCATCCTCAAGAATGAAGTCATCCACATCTTCTTTATCCTTGACAATATCTTCTTCAAGAACTACCTCTTCTTCTACTATTACTATTTCTTCTTCTATAATATCATCTTTAATTTCTTCTTCAATAGGTTCAGGTATATCACAATCACCACGCTCTATCTGTGCGTTAGTCATAAAGCAACCATACTCAGCTTCATTGTCTACACGCTCCTGGTCACGCTCAATAGTCCCATCATTAACATCTGCTTGTGTATAGGTCTTATCAACACCTTCTACTTTTACATCAACAATAATCTCTTGTGGTGTAGGAGGTGGCGGAGGAGGTGGTGGTGGAGGTGGAGGCGGTACAGTTGTTGTAGTAGTAGTTGTTGTAGTAGTTGTAGTAGTCGTAGTAGATGTAGTAGTGGTAACAGGTATCTCTACATATTGCCAGTACAGTGTATCCAATACAGATATATCTGTTATTGTAACTTCAAACTTTGTAATAAACTTATCTGTGTTGGCTTCATCATTGTTGTAATCAGTAAATGATTTGTAGAAATCATCATACATAGCATTACCATCTTCTCCCCAAGATTGTGCTGCTTTGTTTATAGTTTCATCTGTTTCATCAGAGTAGTAATACTTAACATCATAAGTATTATTTACTGCACCAACTAGAAATCCTATCTCATATACATCTTCTGCAAATTCAAATAAATAAGTACCACTCTGTATAGCTAATGAACAACCTGTTGTTCCATATCTTCCTTGTTCATTACAGTAAATATACGCATCACTGCTACCACCACTAATAGTTAAACCTGTTTCGTATGTGTCATCCTCGAACGCTTCGTTAACTGTAACTTCATTAGGTACTTCTTCTGCGAATACAGGGGTAGGTATTAATAAGAATAAAGCTAAGAGAAGTCTTAGCATTACATTACAAAGGCTGCGACAACTCCACCTATTGCTACAATGAGCATTAATACTTTATAAAACTCTGCCTTATCTAATTTGGCATCTAGCTTATCTTCAATTTTATCGAGTCGTTCAATAACCATATTAAGAAGTTCCTTTTGGGTATAGCCATTGCTGTCTGTCATTTATGGTAAATCCTCATGCGACATCCAGTCCCATTCTTTATCATAGGCACGATTATCTAAGTCCCACTTACTTAATCTTTTAAGATAAGAACTAATTTCTTTTAAAAAATAACCTAATAAAAATCCGATTATAAAATCCATTATTGGATTATATCATGTCTTTCTAAAATTTCTAAGATAACCACTTTTAAAAGTACCGTGAACTGTTAAGTAATTTTTATTAAAATATTTTTTTGCTTCTTCATCTTCAGAATATTTAGTAACTTCCATTGCTAATTGTTTTTCTCTCTTATAAGGTACGTATACACACAAGGGTGTATGTTGTGGTATAAGTATTTTTTTATTGTATTTTTTTATTGCTATTTGTATATTAAGTTCGTTAATGACATCCGTTTTTAAAATACCATAGACACTCTCCCAATCATCATTGTCTTCAAACAAGTATGACATAGGTATTTGTCTGCATGAATATCCTGGTGGTGTCATAACATACATAGGAAATTGCATTTTTAAAACTTTAACAATACTTGAATCTTTAGGTAAATGATTTACCATCTGAACATCATTATGTCCTGATATAAAGTCTGCTCTTACTGTATGTAAAGCATCTGTATCAAAGATTGTTTTAGTTTGCCATGTAAATGAACCATCTTCTTTGACTTCAATTTCTACATCAACAGGTGTAGTTATTACATAACCTTCTTTAAATACATCTAAGAATGAGGGACAGGTTTGTACTGTTGTTGTACTTGGGTAATCTTTATTAGGTATTTTTTTAAACCAATGAGGTATATATTCTCTCATAGGTTTTGGGTGTAAATCTTTATTGTAATAAACCATGTCAGAGAACATAGCAAATTTAATTTTATTCTTCTTCATCTAATATTTTCTTTGTTCTGCGCCAATTATTACTAACAGTATTATTTAAACCATTGTTTCTATTATATAAATTATCTTTTTCTTCAGAGTAACTGTGTAAATTTAATTTAGTTTTATCTGATTTTTTATACACAGATGCTACGACTAATGGCTCTCCTGCTTTGACAGAAATTAGTTTGCTGTCTTTTGGTACATCTGTATTGTCAAATTCAAATGGAAAGTTTACCTCGTGCCATATATCTGTTTCTACTTTACCAGGTAACAATCTTATATTATTTCTATGATGATAGAAAGGGTCATAAAAATGTGTGCCATAACCTTCAGGTGTTTCAAACATATAGGGTGTATTTAATTTTAACACACCTAAATTTTCTATATCCCATAAACCCATACCTTCTATTTGTTTTTGGTCCTGTTTGTCTAAAAAATTATTATCAAAAGCAATACTGTTTCCAACAGGTACATTCCATTCAACAACACCATTTTGATTTACAACTATTTGTATATCTGTCCATGCAGGTATCACAACACCGTCAACTAAGTAATCTTGTATTGCAGGACATTGCTTCGCATGCTTCTGTATTAAAGGATTTACAAGAACATCTTCTGTAGTTACATAGTTTGGTTTTTTTTCCTTATACCATTTAGGTAGAAATTTATTTGCAGATACTGGCGGGTAAGCATTTAAAAGTATTTCATATTCTTTTTTTATAGGATATATATTAAGTTCTATAGTAAATCTCCTAACACTAATAATCTTGGTAAAGTACTTTGATTAGTTGTTATATTAAGACCATTATAAACGCTTCTTAATGTAGTTGATAAATTTCCATCTTGATTGGGTTTTAAATCTGTCTGATATTGGAAAGGTAATTCAACAGTTGACACATAGGTTTTTACATTGCTTTCAAAATGTGTAAGTATAAATGCCATGTTCCACCTTTTTAAATTATTGGTCTGAAATATCTACCCAAGCCCCATCAATCCAACTATAAGTTTTACCATCTGTTGGATATGCTTCTGTTGCTTCCCATGTTGTATCCCAAGATTTTGTATCTTCATTCCATACGTATCCTTTTAAAGCAGGTGTAGCATTAAAGTCTGCAGGATAATCTACTGGTGGTTGCCATTCATCATTTTCGTCAAGTACCCAAGATGGAAATTCTGCAGGTATAATAAACTTCTCTGTCTCTGAATTATATGTGCTACCTTTTCCCGCATAAGAACCTCTTATATTTTTATTATAAGAAGTTTGTACCCAATTAGTGTCATCTCCATGTAGATTTTGCAGATATGCTATTCCTAAACTTTCTTGCTCATCTCCATTTTCATCTGTAATAATTGTGTTATCTACAACATGAACTGATAAGACTACATTGTTTTCATCTAGTTTTGCAAAGTGTGCCATTAGAACTGTGCCGACCCATCTCCTGTAAATTTATAAACTGTGTTATCACCTATAGATATTTCTGTTGGAGAACCTGTTGTAGAGACTGGTTTTTTTGAATTTGCTACTTTAAATAAAATTACTCCTGAACCACCATTACCACCATCTCCAGTTGGGTGTCCGCCACCGCCACCGCCTGAACCTGAATTAGCTATTGCAGAAGTTCCATTTTGTCCATCACCATTACCACCATCTCCTCGTCCTGCAGAAGATGTAGTTAAATCTGTTGAGTTGCTTTTAGCATTGTTTGTTCCTCCACTACCTCTACTACCATTACCACCTGCAGCATAATAAAGTGAAGTACCTGTCAATAAATTTTCTTTTCCTGCACCACCAAAGTGACCATTAACATCAGTACCACCATGTCCACCTGAACCAGTAGCACCACCGCCACCACCGCCACCGCCACGACCTCCGCCACGACTTTGTCCACCACCTGAACCTTCAGAAGGAGTATAACCTCCTTCGTTACCTGAACCACCACTTATATTGCTACTACCATCATTACTTCCACCGCCACCGGAACCACCTGATGAACCAGTTGTTGCAGTTCTTGATTTACCACCACCATGACTTTCGAATGAACCGAATGAACTTTCACTACCATCAGTACCCTGACCTGTAGCACCTGTTCCACCTGCACCTATAGTTATTGTAACATTAGTACCTCTTGTAACAGTTTGTGTAGTGCTGTTTCTAAAACCACCTGCACCACCACCACCTGTGCCACCTCTACCATTACTGTTAGAACCTGAAGCACCTGCACCACCTGCTACTACAAGTAATTCAAGTAGCTCTGTAGACCCTGCACTGCTAAATGCACCATCATTGTTTAAAGAATTTGCTTCGGTAAAAGAGAACACGCCATTATTACCTGAAGCTGTTTGTTCAGGTCCTGCACCTAAATAACCAAATTCATTAGTTCTACCCATTAAAAAATCTCCTAATTATGTAATTTCTAAAATACTGGCAAATGCTTCTATATCACTAGCTGCACTTGCAGTTAATCTGACTTTATCTCCTGCTTCTAAAACAATCTTTGAAGCACCTGCTAGTTCTAATGTACTATCTGCAGGTACAGATATTGTTGAAGCAATCATAGAGTTAGTTGAACCATCACTATCTAAAACTTTTGCATCTACAGTTGCTGAATTAGTTCCATCAACATTTGTCATTCTTAATGTAAGAACAATCGCAGTTGTAGAACCTGGGCAAGTGTAAAAATCCGCTTCAGAATCGGTTACATCTAAGTAAGCATTCTTGAATGTTTCTGCCATTTTATATCTTCTCCATCATATATTTCTATACTTCTAATACTATAGCACGACTTGTGCTACTTGTGCTACTTGTTACAGATAATGTATTAAATACAACTCTGAAACTTGTAGATAAACTACCACCTTCAGGTAGTAAATCTATATCTTCGTCTATAGGTTTATTACCAATGGTGTCTATTCCTAGACTTCCACCTTCTTTGAGCATTATTAACATTGACATTATGACAACGCTATTACTATACCTAAAGATGCCTTTGTGTTGACTTGTGTATCAACATAAGACTTTACTGCTTTTGCTGAAGCTAATGTATCATCACTACCACTAACAGAACTAATGTCTGTATCTAGTACCCCTGACTTTAAGTCAGCTACATCTATGTTAGATATAGAGTTACCTGTTGCTTCAACATTAAAAGTTTTATTTGTTAGTGTATCTGTTGATGTTGCAGTAATACTTGTATCTACTCTGTCATGTAAATCTTCAAACATTTCTTTGATAACTGCCATACGAACAACAGTTCCTTCTCCATGATTAGGTGCAGTTGAGGCATCTCCAGGAGTTCCATATCTTCCTTCTTTATCTCTTGTTATTGCTGATAATGATGTTCCAGTTGCAGCAGTTACTTCTATAACTTCTCTTGCAGAAGCATTATCAGGGTCTACTACTAAATAATAATTTGCACCAATAGCTGTACTACCATCTGTTGTTGGTGCTGCTGTTAAAGTACAACTTACTACACTTTGTGGTAAGCCACCAGTAGAGATTGTACTCTCATAAAAATTTGAAAACTTTACTTCTTGGTTTGCCATTTATCTCCTATGCACCAAATCTCACAAATCCTAATGCGTTAATACCAAACACATGAACACTTGTTACATCAGTAACAGTTGGTTGTCTAGTACCACGCACAGTAATTATAGCATACTGTGTTACGCTTCCTCTTTCAACATTAGAATTAATTGGATAACTAATTCTTTCTACTACACCTCTAATAATTTCTGAAGGGTCAAATAATTCTAAAGTAACACTATCACCTTCTTTACTACGAAGTGCATTATATAAAGTATCTCCAAGACCTTTAACCTTTATAGGTTTTCTTCCTGGTCTTTCTACTCTATCAGATATGTTTATAGGTATCTGTGCAACTACAAGTTCTGGTCTAGCTAATGCACGAAATTGTACTGATTTAACTTTAGGTGTATTTGCACCATTTTCTGATTTTAAAACAACTTTACCTATGATGTATCTAGCAATCTCTGCTATTTGTTTTTCTTCATCACCAACACCAGTAGCTTGTGTGAATGCTAATTGAAATGATGTGTCATTAGGATTATCTAATGCTTCAAACTTAGTTGAGTAAAATAAATCTACTGTTGTATTACTAGGCATAGTAAATGTAGAAGTTTCTGCACCTACAAACTGTTTATGTTCTGCTGTAAAGAAATCTGCTGCTGACATTATAAGATAACCTTCAAGTTCGTATGTAGATGTTTCTAAGAATATATCTTGTCCTGCTACAGCTATAACAAACTTACCATTTGAATTGGTTATACCTGTAATAAAACCTGATGCTCCCATCTCTAAATCTCTAGCGAATCCTGCAGTAGGTAAGTAATATCTCCACAAGTAACTCTCACTATCGCTTTCTTTTATTCCACAATAAACACTATCTCTTGTAACAAACATATGCTTAGGTGTTGTATCTACATCTGTTATAACCCATTCTTTTATTAACTGTCTATTAGCTAGTACATATAAATCATCTGCAACTGTTAAGTCTGCACGATAAAATCTACCTACAGCTCTTGTAAAATCTTTTGTACCAAAAAATACAATTCCTTCTGCTGCAGCTATAGAGTGTACTTCTTCAAAAGGTATGTTTGTTTGTCCTTTAAGTGTAAAAGTTCCTGCTACATCTTTGACTGAATATATATCTCCATTAGTAGAAGCTACTAAGACTACTGCACCTGCATCTACAACTTGTGATACGTGGTGTGAATCCTCAAAAGTTATGATTGCAGCTGCATCTGCTAAGTCAGAACCTGACCAAGTTTTATTGAATGGACTTATTGCCCATACTCTTTCTACTGAACCATCATCTCCACTAAAT